AGGGCCCCGCGGGGCCCTGGGTCAGTGACTTTTTCCATGTCACATGACATGCGCTGACTCCCTAGCGCAAGGTACCGGTGCAAGCCCGGTTGAGACTTCTAACCTCCTGGTTTGGTTTGCAACCTTACAGGTAAGGGGTGATTTCAACATAGTTCGCAGCTAGCCTTGCTGCTTCCACCACGGTAGAGTAGGTCGCCAATATGAGCAGATTGCCAGAACATTATTCCCTTCCGACTGTAAGCATTCCTTGGAGTGCTTATCGGTGGTATATGTCTAATGGCACTTGCTTAGCCACGTTGTCTGATAAACGCGAGTTTACAGGCACACGGGCGGGCGCTACCTATGGAACCTACTACGGTAGGGATGGATCTCACCATACCGAGCCTGACAGCTCCGGTTGGAGAGAACCCACACCCTATTGGGGCTATAAGTACACTGTTGCTGGTCGCGGAGCAATAACGAATCTTCCAAAGATTCGGAACGGCTCGTGGATCATGTACGGTAATACTGTACCCATCGTAGTAGATAAAGCTCTACCACCGGGCGTGAATCTCATCACGTACCGTCCCCTGTTCTCCGATCTGCAGACGCAGGCCATCATGGCTGCTCTTGCGGACCTCGGCTCAGCGACTGCTGAGTTGGGCGTCGAGCTTAAGGAAGCTCAAAAGACTGCGGAGTTCATTGGGGAAAAGCTCACAACCATTGCCCGTTGTGCCAAGGCGCTCAGTAGAGGCCAGGTCCCACGGGATTGGCGAAAGGCTTGGAGAGCGTGGAAGGGGGATATCCCCCACTCGTTCAATCAGGCCTTCGTACAGCAATGGCTGGAGTACCGATATGCTTGGTCACCCTTAGTATTGGGTGTTTATGACGCTATGTCCCTCCTGGACAGCGCCAACCAGCATCCGCCCATCACTACCGTTCGGAAACGGAGTGAGAGCGCTTCGCACTCGATTGTCTCGTCTGGTGATACCTATCATGGCTCGTATTATACGATGCCCTGTAGTTACACCACGGACACATCAGAGACGAAGTCGGCTTATGCGGTTCTCTCGTTCACCCCAAAGGTGGATGCGAGTTTACTAACCGCAAATGCGGCTGGGGTCCTTAACCCAGCAACCGTGTGGTGGGAGGTGATACCTTTCAGCTTCGTAGTTGATTGGTTCCTAGGGGTGGGCGATTATTTAAATGCCCAGCAGGCCCTTAGGTTGTACGCTCTCAAAGGAGGTACTGTAACCCACCGCCACGAATGGTTGACTGATGTGTCCTACTCATGGACAAATCGCGGGGATCAAGTATATTGTACTACCCCGAATGTCAACCAGGTCACCGCAGGCGGCAGTTCTTTCAACCGTGTGGTTGTTAATGCCGGAGACCTAACTCCTACCGTCGTGGCAGGAAAAGGGCTCAACTGCGTTCGCGGCCTTGACGCGATCTCGCTCCTTTACTCCTTGTTTAGGGGCGGGAAGACGAAAAGTGTCCGCTTGTGACCAAATGGATCTGCTTTGTCAGTGCCTTCGGGGCTGACTAGCTGATCCTTAACCGAGTATTGGCCGTATGCCTTATAGGGTATGTGTCGATCCTCCTTTGTCAAACTTTAAGTTGGAGACCGAGAAATGGCATCTAATGCCGCATTCACCGTCGTTGACGGCAACACCACAGACCACGTCTACTCCCCTTCCGGGATTGACGGCGGGGTGGCTTCGTACCAGAACTTGGGCGAAGTCATGACCTCGGGTCGCGAAACCGTACGCTTCTCTCGCAAAGACGGTAAGACCGTCGAGGAGCACACGATCAACCTCCGAGTCCCCTACGTGGTTGAAACCACTATCGAAGGGGTGACGAGGCGCGCCGTGGAGAACTTCGGCAGTTGCCAGGTGAAATTCCTGGTGCCGCCGTCGTGGACCTCTGAGCAGCGCGAGACGATTCGCACCGTGACGGCCGGTCTTCTGGCGGCTACGCCGATCCAGAAGATGGTCGACCTGGGCGAGTTCGTGTGGTAGGGTTCGGTGACTACCGAATCAGCGGAGGATCACTTCTGGGCCGATCCGGAAACTCCGGAAAACCCTGATCCTTCGCGCTGCCCTCACACTGGCTATCCCCGAAGGGAATGTCCATTGTGTCTCGTAAATACGGCAGCTATTGTGCTGCCGCCGTCTGCCTTTCGGAGGTTCCGTCCATGGCTCTACACGATCGTCGTTGGGCTTTCCAGCCTGTTGACCCTATTAGCCTCTTTATACTTATGGCTGAAGCCTTAGGGCTCAGTCATGAGTACCGGAGTCCTACTCCGAGTGAGGTGACCTCTGTCGCAATGCCAGAGGAGTCAGATGTGCAATTCCGCGATAAGTACCTCCTTCGGGAGTTGCTGCGGAAGTATCCCGCATTTGACCTAGGGATTGAGACCAGATTAGCTGCCAAGACCTCATTCTATGAGGACGAGACAGTGAATTCAGCCACGAATGACCGGTTACTCAGTGAGGTGCCCTCAAGCACCACCGCCCAGGTATTATGCCTGGCGCGCAAAAAAATCGCTGAGATACTTGGTCAGTTTTCCGAAGCTGAGTTCTGGCAGGGTTGGAGATTCGGCCCCAAGAGTACGTCTTCGCTGCGGTACCGTGAAGCGACCGTAGAGAATAAACTACAATTGGGAACACCCGCAGTAACGCTCGAAGCGCTACCACTTTTCCGTAACCTACTACAGAACGAACCAGGATGGTCGTACTGTATGAGCCGGAAGTTCGGTGGGGAAACCCACTGGATTGATTGCTCTGGGGATAAGGTACCTCATGATGGGGTAAAAATAGTGGAGCACCTGACAAGGATTTGTCAGTTCGATCGTTGGACTAGCGTCCGCAAGAACGCTAAAACGGATCGTGGCATCGGGATCCCTCCCGATGGGAACATCGCCATGCAATTAAGCGTTGGTAAGATGATCCGTCGCCGCCTACATGATGTTGGCGTCGATCTTAGCGACCAAACAAGGAATCAAGTTGCTGCACTGCGTGCCAGCTTGAAGGGTGACAATGCCACAGTCGACGTGAGAGGCGCAAGCCAATCTGTGACCTGTGGATTAGTTTGGAACCTGATTGGTTCACAAGACCGTCGGGAACTAGACTGGCGGTGGTTCTGGGTGCTGGAAGCACTTCGGACACCGTTTACCCTAGTTGACGGAGATATGCACGAGAACGAAGTCTTCTCCATGATGGGGAACGGCTATACGTTCGAACTCGAGTCATTGGTGTTTTATGCCTTGGCTTGGGCGTGTACCTCCTTCTTGCACGAAGACGTCGATGCGGTTAGCGTCTATGGAGACGACATTATTCTCCCGGTTGGGTCCTATGACCTACTCGTAGAAGTCTTTGACTTTTGCGGGTTCCGGATCAATGAGGATAAGTCGTACCACTCTGTAGGTGACTACCGCTTTAGGGAAAGCTGTGGAAAGCATTACCTGAACGGCGTTGACGTTACTCCCTTCTACGTGGATAGCCCGCTGGACAATCCGGCGACAATTATCCTAGCAGCGAACAATCTTGTACGCTGGGCTGTCAAGCCTGGCCATCGAGATGGACGCGTTTTCCCTGTTTGGGTTTACCTCGTTGCCCATTTGGGCCCTGGTTACCTAGATAGGAAAATTCCACTTGGAGAGGCCAATGATGGTCTCATCGTGGACTGGGACGAGTGCTGTCCGCCCTCCGTCTGGTTGAAAGGTGTTGGTGGCATGCCCCACACCCATAGTGGGTGGAAGGTTAAAACCGTGGCTTACGAGCCGCGGCCTACCGCATTAGACGACCTTTCGAGGTACTTACGTTGGCTCTATAACACCTCGGGGAGAACTGGTTTCAAACCACCTGCCGTGCCAAAATTGGGCGGTAAGGAGTTTTCGACCTGGTTCCCCTCGGGATGGTTAAAAGTAGAGCCTTCGCTAAAAACTGCACCGGAAGTGGCGAGAAGCATCGCTGCCAAGGCAAGCCTGCAGTTAAGTAGTAGAGTTGTGACCTCCTGGCCCTGGCTTGGGCCTTGGGTGTCTGATGACTTTGTCATAGAACAGAGTGACGTCGAGCTCTTTGTGAGGCTGAGGTCAGCTCACATCGTGCATCGGCGATTTCCGGTTATGGGTAAGGGTTATAGACCCGCCCGTCCCGGTAAGAAACGTCACTCCAGTTGATGGCTAGCATCTAGCCATTTTGCCCCGATATACTTGGGGCCCCCGCGCCGGTGTCTACGGACATGCCGCGTAGCGCAGAA